GCGACGAAGCGTGCCCGAACGTTGTCCAGGTTGACGCCACCAACCTTGCCTCCAGTCACGATCTGCTCGAAGCGATCGCGGTCTTTGGCAGAGAACTTGGCGACGTAGATGGTGCCGCCAAGTTCTGGAACGTCTAACGCCACGCGGGGCCGAACGCCACGCTTGGCTTTGATCTGCTCACGAGTAAGAGCCACAGTCCGCGCCTCCTGTCAGTACTAGCTCGGCAGCGTGCCGCTGAGCTTGATGGTGAGCGTGCCGCTCATCATGTCTTCCATCTGGGCACCAGCCTCAAAGCCGGTGGCGTAGCCGAAGGCACTCCAGAGCGACGTGGCAGTGCCGCCATTGGCCCAGACCACGTTCACAACCTGATTGGTCGCGACGTTCGTAAGGTCCGAAGTCGGCTTGATTGACGGATCAAAGAGCACCTCAACCGACAGCTCGCCGGGATCGTAGATGGAACTCGCCACGAACTCCTTGGCGGACGATGCCATGTGCGTCGCATCGGCAACGGCACGCGAAACGCCGCCGTGATTGACGCCGGTGATCTTGTAGCCGGTCGCCGTAGCCAACGCCGTCCCAAACTGCACGTACGTGCCCTGACCAATATCGACTGCCATGGCTTTCTCAAGCCTCCGTGAAGGTGATCTCTACTGACAAATCCGTGCGGTAGATGGGGAGTTGCTCCCCGTTGTTTGGCGGCTCCTGCGTATCGTCGTCGCTCTTGACGACGGCCAGCCGGATGCTGCCTGTTACCTTGAATTGTAGGGCGAGGCGAATGGCTCGGGCGAGGTTTCGCACGCCCACGAGCGAGTCACCAATCGCCGAAATCGTGAACGTCACACGCGTGACACCCGTCATGCCCTGCATGTGCATGAACGGCCCTCGGCCGGTGTTCTCACGCTGGTACACGATGCACGGCAGGGCAGCCCCCTGCGGAGCCTGGACTGCGTAGATACGCCCGCCAATCTGCATGGCAATGTCGGCGTCAGCCGTCAGCAGCTGCACGAGCGATTCGTCGATATGAGTGGTCGTTGGCATTACTTCTTGCCGTACATCTTGCGAATGGCTTGCCGCTCGGCCTCGGAAATCGCCTTGCCGAGAGCCCCGTCAAGCTTGCCGATAAGCCGTTGCTTGATCTGCGGCAGGTTGGCGTCGGCCCATCGCTTAAACTTGTCGCTCGCTGGCATGCCTTTGACCTGGCCGAAGAAGATCATGCCGCCTTCGTTGCCACCGATACGGGCCACCTTGCCACGCAGATACGGGTACTTGGCCGCGTTCGCCATCGGCACCTTGAGCACGTAGTCCTTGGGCTGCCGGTACTTCGTGCCGTTCTCCACCCACCAGGCGTGGAATCCCTTTTCCGAATTGTTCCCGCCACGCTTGGAGCGGTAGCCCAGGATGCCGACGGCCGTGGCGTTTCGCTTCTTCTTCTCAACCTTAACGCCGACACTGCGTCGGAGGTTGCCGGTCGGGCCTCGAGGCGTCAGTGCCTTGATTTCTGGAATCTCGTCTTTCGCAGCCTCGCGGACGGCGGCCCCGAGGTACTTCTTCTGGATGCTGCTGGGCAGGATGGCGAATCCCTTCAGGATCTCTTCGACGCCTTCCACAGTCATGTCGGTACGCATCAGTCCACGACCTCCGACACCAGGAGCTCGTGTTCCTCGCGGCGTCCACGCTCAACGGCCGACATGATTTCAAACGTGCGGCCCTCGGCCACCACCCGCATTTTCGGCTTGAGCCCGCTGGTGTACCGCATGCGGATGCGATGCGTGACCACGCCTTCGTTGGCCATGGCACTGACGGCTTCATTGCCAGACAGCGGCAGCAGTGCTATCCACCGCTGTGCAAATGCGGACCACGTCAGTTCCGGCTCGCCGATGCTGTTGGTGCTCTCCGTAGGAGTCTGCACCTCGGCCAGCTTGTCCATGAGTCCAGAGCGGAGCATGGCCTACGCTCCGTAGATGACGAGCGTGTACGAGGCCGTGCCCGAGTAGGCAGAGACATTGAACCCGGCCGTGCCACCGGATCGAGAGTCGCAGATCGCCACGCGGCTGCCACCGGAAATAGCCACACCGGCCCCGGTTGCCTCGCTGCACACGGCAGCCGAGGAAGCAGCGAACGCGAACCGGCTCACGCTGGCAAACGATACGGCCGATCCGCTGGAGTCCTTGTAGACACTGGGAGCCACGGCGATTGCCACCGCTGCCGTGCCGCACGTACCAGAGAGCACGGCGACCTTGCCGCTGTTGTAGGCGTCGGTGCTGGTCAGTGCCAGCCGCTTGAGCGACTGCACGCCGGTGCCGGCGGCCGAGTCCGAAAACGCCACGTCGATGGCAATGCGACCTTCAAGGCTCATGCGTACTGCTTCCAGCGTAGTGGCGAGAGCAGAGCCGACACGGCAAACTCAAGCTCTTTCGAGATGCTGCCAATAAGCACAGACTCGCGGTTGGCATACCAGTGCCCCACAAGCATCTTGATGGCGTGCACGGCCGGCTTCGGCACGTTGGCGGCCCCGCCGTATCCGGCGAGGTAGGTGATCTGCACGGCCTTGTCATCCAGCCGCACGTTGGGCCAGTCCTCGAGGTACAGCGGGTAGGCCAAGGCAGGAACGTGGTCGCGGTCTACGCGGAACTGCTGCGTTCCAGACTGCGACCACGTGAGGGTCTGTGTGGTGCCGGCGGAATCCACATACGAGATAGTCACCGTGGCGCTCGTGGCAGTCGCGTTCAACCGCACCGGCGGGCGCGGGAGCTCGATGCGGAGGCTCGGAAAGTCATCGAACGCCACGGTGTATTGCTTGTCCGCGAATGTGCGGTCGCAGTAGTCCTCGCACCACGTAGTCGCGGCATCGACCAGCCCGCCGATATACGTATCGTCATCGGTGAAATCGACGATCCGCAGGTGCTCCTTGGCCTCGGCCACGCTCACCGGGCGGTCGCCCGTGCCGCTCGGGGTGGCGACCACCAGGCTGCGGTAGCGGCTGCCCGTCTGCGGCAGTTCCCAGTTACGCACGCTTCGGCCTCCCACGCTTGGCCTTAGCCGCCGGGGCGACGGCTCGCTCCAGTGCCGGCTCTGGGGCCGTGGCAAACTCAAAGGCCGGAGCCTCGACGTGCCGCACCGCGTACCGCTGCAGCTCGAGCGTCCTTGCCAGCCCTGGCGTGACACGCACGATTTGGCCGGGACGGTACGCCATGTAGCTCCGCAGCATCCGCACTGGAATCAGTTCAACCGTTGGCGTCATTTCCACACGTTCTCCGGCGGCCTGCCGCCGCGGTCCCAGAAGTCGCCAGGGTGCTGCAGGCTGGCTCGCATGTTCTGATCAGGCCACTTGATCCATACCTCTGCGTGCCCGAGGGCAACACGCGGACACACGCCAATCTTGAGGCCCGCCTTTTGGGCCGTCAGCCAGAATGCGATGTCGTCATCGACCCGCCCGTCCTCCCACCTGCCGTCCTCATTCGGCCTGCCAATGAACCACGGGTGCGGCATCTTTTTTAATGCCTCTGCCTTCAGCATGGTGAATCCGAAGTGCGCCGTGTTGGCTTGCACCACGTTGTGGTAGACGAAATGATCGCGGGCTACCTCAGCCACACGCTCGCCTTGGTTTGACATCATCGTGAACAGCGGCTCTTCCGTGCGTCGCTTCATCTGCACGGCGGCCACAAAGTCGTAGCCGCTGGCCACCGCGTACGTCAGCAGGCGAGGCACGGCGTCCTGCTCCCAGACGCTGTCGTAGTCCAACGCCAAAACCCACAGCGGCGGGGCTTGCGGATCTGTGTCGCTCTCAACGATGTCGGTAAGGACACGTTCCAGGCATTGCCCCCAAAACGCCCCTTCGAGACGAATAGGGGAAATGCCAAACGGGACCAGTCCCCTGGCCCAGCAGAACATGTGATCCTGCCAGCCGAGCCGAGGCACTGACATAGCACAGTGCAATCGGATCGGCCCGCTGCCGGTCTGAATGATGGCAGGCTTTACGCCAGCCACCGCCGAAGTCGCCGCGCCCACGGCTCCTCCTTCGTTGGAGTTGTCGTTCTACCGTCTTCGATCAGCCGAGAACCACTCGATTCGTGACGTTCGCATCCGACGCCGAATCGACGCCCGCCTCGCCACGACCCAGCCGGGCCGCCACGACGATGTCGTTGTTCGTGCCGTTCGCCGTCGCATCCGCAGACGGCGTCACCGCCACCTGCAGATACCGCTTGAGAGCCTTGGTGGACACCTCGAACCGCGTCACGTTGACCGTGGCGGTATTGCCGACGCCGGCCAGCGAGTAGTCGGTGCCCTGGATCAGACCCGAGATCGTGCCGTAGCTGCCGTCCGTGTCGCTGTGCTTGATGGTCACGACGCTGGGGGCAGACGTGTTGGCGAGCGAGCGGTAGCACACGTCGATGCTGACCGAGTCGTAGCCGAGGCAGTCGATCGCCACGGTGTGCGTTCCCGCAGAGGCAACGCCCGCAACGCCGGGGCTGATCGAGATGACGGACTTTCCGTTGGCCGCGTGGTTCATGGATTCTGGTTCCTTGAGTCTTGAGTGTGGGTTCAGGTTCAGAGGATGAGAGCCACGACCGGGCCAGCCGTCGAAGCGTCGCCAACGTCCGAGGTCACAGCGTCGTATGACACGGTGGCCTGGAAGTAGGTCTGGTCGAACTCGATGTAGCGGTCGGTGCTCGCCCGCACCGCCACGGCACGCCGCAGGGCGAAGTGGCTCGACCGCTTCATGTCGCCGAAGAGGGCCACCACCTGATCGGTGCTGGCGGTCTTCCGCATGACGTTGTTGAGGAACACCGGCCAGCCGAGGAAGTTGGGCCTGCGGACGCCGTCCACAATCTCGTTGGCGAGGGCGCCGTTGCCGCCGAGGGCCAGCGACTGCATCGCCAGAGCGTGCATCTGCGGGGTGCAGTACCAGCCGCAGGTCGGGCTCTGGGTCGCGTAGGTCGGAGCCTTGGCGACGGTGGCGAGGAAGTCATCGACCGTCAGGGCCGTAACCGCCGACTGCGAAGAGTCGTTGATGCCAGCCGTCAGCGTCTCGTTCTCGAACTTCCACTGGATGCCACGGATGCCACCGTAAAGGCTGGCCCCGGTGCCGATGAAGCCGTCTTCGTCGATCCGCTGCGCGATGGCCAGGGCGAACTCTTCAGCCACGAGCCCGGCGAGGTCAATCGCCGAATCGTCGATCAGCTGGTTGGGGACGCGGGTGCCGACGCGAACTTCCTTGCTGGACAGCATCACGTTGTCGGTGGCCATGTCGGTCGCCTGGGTCTCGGCATTGGCGCCCGTGTGGTACGCCGTATTGCCGCCAACCCGACGCGGGATGTAGAGCGTGTCGCTCGTCATCTGCAGGTTGTTGGCCTGCGCCGGGAACGCACCGAAGGACTCCACCAGCCGGATGACCGTCGAGGCGAAGGTGTCGGGGATGAACACGCCGCCCTTGTTGTTGTCGTTGGGCGACAGGGCGCGAGCTTCGACGTTCTTCTCGTACCACGAACGATCCTCGGCACGGCCGAGAACGTAGCCACGAATCCACCGGCCGCACGCCTCAGCGTCGCTGGACGAACGGAAGTGGCGGGCCTTGCCGCTCAGCGAACGCTCGGCAGCCGGGGCCGGGGCCGCATGAACGGCCGCAACCTCGACGGGCTTCGCAGTCGCAGCCACCTTGCCACGCAGGGCAGTGATCTTCTCGGCGATGGCGTGCTCGCGGGACAGCTCCTTCTCGAGCTGCTCGGCTTCGCCGGCCAGCTTCTCCATTTCCGCGACCTGCTCGGCGGAACGCTCCTCGACCTTCGAGAGATCGTCGAGCATGGCGGCCACAGCGGCGGCCCGGTCCTGAAGCTTGGTGAGTTGGCTGGCCATCCTTGGCACTCCGTAGTTGTGAACGGTGACAGTCCGTGTCTGTCGTTCACACTACGGCACCAATGCCGATTAACCTCGCCGGGAGTTTGTATCTACAAAAGCACGACGGCAGACGTACTCCGCTGGCACGACTTGCTTTGACCGAAACGTGCAGCACTGGCACTCGATGTACCGCACTTGCGAGTGCTCGCCGGCCTGCACGCTGGAGCGAGTGCGGATGCGACCCTTGCAGCACTGTGGGCAGATGTCACCCGGTTTTGCCACGCAGAAAGCTCCGAAGACGTGCGGCACGAAGCCGCAGACCAGCAGCCGCTGCCGGCCGCATATCTGGCTTCGCATCAAGCACCGGCACTTGCGCCGGCTCCTGAGATGCTAGCCACGCCTCCAAGCTTCGACGGGCAACGCTCGTGGTCGAAGATGGGTACGCAGGATGCGTCACTACGGAAACATCGAAAAGGCCCGACACCTCGCGGATCGAGCGTCGCGGCTTGCCGTCTTCGCCTGGCGCCCACTGCTCGCCGCGTGGTTCCACGGTGAACGCGAACGATGAGCCACGCAAATCGGAACGGGCCACGAGCTCGCCGATCGTGCGACCCAGTTCCGTGTTGGGCAGCACCACCGAATACCGCAGCCCCTTGTCATCGCTGATGAGCTCGAGCGTCCCGCTCGACGTGCGGCCCAGCAGTTGATTCGGGTCGTGATTGAACAACGCGACCACGTCGCCTTTGCCACGCTGACGATTGAGCACCTTGTCGAAGGCACCCGGCAGGATGGTCTCGCGGAACCCGCCGAGATCCACACTCAGCGTGTTGTAGCGAACGGCGTAGCCGGTCAGCACGGGCCGCCCGTCGGCACGCGTTTCCACGACGGCGCCGCCGTCATCGGCAAACTCCCAATCGCGGCGCTCAATGTTGCTGGCGTCCATGCTCTCGCTCCTCTCGGATTCACGGTTCATCTGTTCGACTTTGTCCGCCGACCACGCGCGGCCGGCATCGCCACTCCACAGCATCCACGCTACAAAGCCCGGCGTTTCCTTGCCCGGCTTGTTCCAGTCGGGCTGACGGTCGGCCTCGTGTCGAGCAAACCAGGCGCTCATCTCGCGGACGTGATCTTCGGTCAGTTCTTCGCGGGCTGCGATGATGTTGGCCCGCCGCACCGTCTCTGGCTTGAGCCCGTCGCCGCTCTTGCCTTCGTTGTGCAGCCGCAGCCCGGTGCGTGCCGCCTCAGCCATTCCAGCCGTAGGCTTGAGGTCAACCGCCATTAGCGTCGTCCTCTGTGTCCGCAGGAGCGTCTTCGCTCGTGCCGTCAGCAACCTCGGCCACGTCTTCGACCATATCGGCCGGCGTGTCCTCGACCTCGCCCGGCGAGTCGTTCTCGTCGGACTGCATCGGACCGAGGTTTTCCTTCTGCCGCACCTCTTCCGGTGTCATCCAGCGATTCCGCAGGGCGATCTCATACGCCTGGTAGCGAGTCGTAATGTCGCCACGAAGCAGCCCTTCGACCAGGAACTCGGCGTACAAATCGCCGTCCTCGGGCAGTACGTCACGCTCGATGGCACCCTCGATGCGACGCAGCCACGGGGCGATGGTGAACTTCTCGAACGACACCATCTCGCTCTGCAGGTTGCCCCAGGTCGCCCGGCCCAACTCCTGAATCATGTGCGGCGGCATCCGCCAGCAGCGGCAGATGGCCAACAGCGACTGCATCCAGAGCTCGGCCAGCTGGCTCTCTTGGTTCGTAGCCGAGACACTGTCGGCCTTGAGCCCGTTGCTGAGGATCGCCGTTCGCCCAGCCTTGGCCGGGCCGCGATGGGCGCTCTCCCATTGGTCTCGCAGCTGCTCGCGGACTTCGCGTGGCAATGCCTGATCGGTGTGCAGGATGATGCCGGGCTGGGCGTTGTTCCTGTAGAACGTCGCGGCGTACTGCTCCAGGGCGCGAGCCAGGCCGATGGCATCCTTGCCGAGCTCGACCGGCACCTCCCCGTGCACGCCGTCAAACGACAGCCACCGCACGTGCATGATCTGATCGTCTCGGTACGCCTGCTGCCGGCCCGTGCTCGGGTCCGTGTAGACGTAAGAAAGAGACATGTCTTTTTCTTGCACCACCTTCATGCCGCCGGGATGCAGCGGGTGAAGCTCGCTGACGCTGCCACGGTCGCCGGCTACCTTGAACTGGTAGGAATTGCCGTAGAAGCCCAGATGCAGGCACATCTGCTCGACCCACTCATAGCGGGTCTGCCACTTGTTGGGCCGGCGGGCAAGCACGTTGTAGAGCGGCAGATCCTTGGCCCGCTCGCTGTTGTGGTCATCCAGCCGGCGGTAGAGGTGGAGCGGAAGGCTTCCCACCGTCTCGGCCACCACGCGGGCACAGGCGAAGTACGCCGCCGTTTTCATCGCCGTCTCGGGCGTTATCCTCACGCCGCTCTCGCCGGCCATGGCCACGAGGTCATCCCAGCGGGACATGCGGGTGTCGAGAAACTTGATTTCGGGCAGTGCTGCCGTCGCTTCCATGCGTCACCAGAAGGAAATCTCGGGCATATCGGCGGGCTTCATGCTCTCGCCCATGTGAACGCCTACGGCCATGATGGTTGCCACCACCGCGTCCACACGTTCCGTGCTCTTGGCCTTGCTCACCTTCAGATTCCCGGCCGGATCGGTCTGTACGGCCGCGTTTCCTAACTGCCAACCTACCAACGGATTCAATCCAAACCGCACCTTTCCATCGACCACAAGAGCCTCCAGGCGGCGCGTCGGCGCTGTCATGGACGCAAAACCCTGCCCGTACAACGTCACCGGCAAGCCTTCATCCGCGATTTCGGTTGCGAGCTGCGTAGCGTTCCATCGATCCACTGCCAGCTTGCGGATGCGGTGCTTCTGGGCGAACTCCAGAATGTCGGCCTTCACACGCTTGTAGTCCGTGCTGCGGCCCTCGGTGTACGTCAGCCACCCGTCCCGGTGCCACGCCGTGTACTGCACCCGGTCGTTCCGCTCCCGCTCGGCGGCGTTGTGCTCTGGGATCCACGCCATCACGTGCACGTCGTAGCCGCCAGCATCGTTAGGGGCCACGGCCGCGAAGCACGTGGTGTCATAGTTGCTAGCGAGATCGAGCCCGCACCAAACCTCCCGGCCCTCTAGCGGCTCAGACAGCGGACCCATGCACGCGGCGATCTGGTCTGGCCGCAGCCACCGAACGTCGGAGGTGGTTGGGATGTTGAGCCGGTATCTGAGGAACGAATTGAGCTTCGTCGCGGAGTTCTCGGCCTCGCGGCAGTCGGCCGCGAATGACTCCTCGCTGATAGTCTCGCCAAGAGACGGGTTCGCCTTGTGCCACACCTTCGGTGATTTCCAATCGTCCTCGCGATCGGCGGCATAGATGCAGCCAAAGAAGGCTGGATCAAACGCCGGGTCGGCAATGCACCGCTCTGCGTAGTCATGCTGCTCGTACCACAGATGCGACTTGTTGGCCTCGCCGGCCGTCGTGATCGACAGCACCAGCGGCTGACGCCGGGCCGCACCGCCATATCGCAGTGCATCCCACAGCCGCCGGTCGCCACGCTGGGCGTGCAACTCGTCAAACAGCAGGCACGAGATGTTCAGTCCCTCGGCCCTGAACGCATCCGCCGACAGCACTCGATAGAACGAGTTGCTTGCCTTGTGGATGATCGTCTTCCGCGAGTCGAGCACCTCGAGCACCTTCGACAGAGCCGGCGACGAGCGGACCATCGACGCAGCTTCCCTGTATATGATGCCTGCCTGTTCACGGTCGCTAGCCGCTCCGTAGCACTCCCCGCCTGCTTCCCCGTCTGCTAGCAGTGCGTAGAGGCTGATGCCGGCAAGCAGGGTGCTCTTGCCGTTCTTCTTGGGTATCTCGATGTACGCCTGGCGGTACTGCCGCGTGCCGTCAGGCTTGCACCGCCCAAAGATTTCGCCGAGCACGTACTTCTGCCACGGCAGCAGCAGGAACGGCTGCCCGGCAGTCTGGCCCTTCGAGTGCTTCAGCACCTTCTCAAAGAACTCATAGACCCGCTTGACCTTCGCCTGGTCGAGCCCCGGCCGATGCTTAGCCGTGGGCGGCGAAGAACTCTTCGAGCTCGTCTTTTTTGACTTCGACTTGCGTGGCAAGCTTCGTCCTCGAGGAAGGCGTCAGCCCGAACTCACTCAACAGGCTAGCCTTCATGGCAACCAGTGAGCGGTAGAGCGGCCCGGCCGGGTTGGGCTTCACGCCACCCAGGTCGGTGTGCATCACGGCACCGCCCGCCCGCAGCTGCAGCAGGCACGACTGCTCAGCCGAGTGCACCTCGCATAGCGTGGCCAGGGCTTCGCCGTCGCCAGTGGTCAGCACGCCCATCCGCGACAAGATGCCGGCGAGCTCGTGCCACTTCGCCACGGCGATCTCGTCAACGGCGAGACGCTCGGGCATCGGAGGCACACCGATTGGTGCCGATGGCTCACGCTTTCGCGGCCCCTTCGCGGTGCCTTCAAGAATCCGAAGGGCCGTCGGCTTGGGCCTGCGTCCAGCTTTTGCCACGAATCACCTCGGGTCGATTGTTAGGAACCACACGAAATAGCAAGTTGCGTGCCGCTTTTAGGGTCCGACTTTCGCCCCTAAAAGTTCAAAAAACCCCGGCGATTTCGATGCCGCGTGCGTCCGCTGCCCCGTACGCGGTTTATCTTCGATGGCCAAAAGTTTTCACAATGTCGTTTTTGCAGCCGCACGTTTCGCCCTTGTTTTATAGGCATTTCTGCGCGTCACGCGCGTTTTGTGCTTGTTTCTTAAGGCTTTCCGCACTTGCGATGCACGATCCGTTCGTCGCCGGTTCGTCGCGTGTAGTTCGCCCACCATTCGTTTGCTCTGCCTGCTTGCATCGCACGCTCTGGGTCTGTAGCGATGCGTGCCTCGCATTGTGCAGCAGGTGACTCAACAACGATGACGCGTTCGCACTCCAGACAATCTGCCCACCATTGCCTCTTGTCTGCTTCCGGCTCAGCGACCACAAGCCACGCTCGTGCATGTCGCTTGGCCTCTGCCTTGCTCAGCGTGCCGATAATGTCATTCCGCTTTCGCACTGCAGGCCCAAGCCACTTGGCACCCCATGCGTGTAGCGTGGTGCCAGCCATGCCGGATGCGATCACGTCCAGGTCGATAACCAGATCGGCTGGCCCCTTGTTCATCTCAACATAGGTGCTCTTGCCAGACGCAGGAGGCCCGCACACAAGCGTCACAGGAATGATGCTTGGCCGTATCCACGTTGGGTGGAGCGTCCACTTCTGCGACTGCGTCTGGCCTTGCATCTCGCGTCTTGTCTTCTTGCTGTGGCATGAGGCACACAGCGTTTGCAGGCCAGACACATCGTCGCTCGGCAAATCGCTCTTGCGTACGACGTGATCGACGTGAGCGTTGCGGCCCGTCACGATGCGGCCACAGCCAGGAGCCTGGCACTGGTAGTTATCCCGCAGCAGCACTTCACGCCGTGCGGCCTTCCACCCCGCCGAGCAATAGCCTCGAGCGGTTGCCGATGGCCGATTCGTGTCAGGTGCCCGTGGCCGCTTTCGCTGCCCAACCCACGGCGGTTTGAACGTCGGCAGCCTGTCGGGCATGTCAGCCCTTGAACATCACCGTGCCAACGGTGCCAGTGCTGTTGGTGGTCGCGGACACGAACTTGATGAACTGGGCCGCAAACACCTCATCGGGCATCGAATACGCCCGGCCGTCAGTCGTGGATGCAGACAGCGTGATCTTCACCACAGCCCCGTCCTTGTCGTACAGCTGGTAGAACGGCCCGGCCTCAACGTCGGAGACCCACAGATTGAGTTGCGTGGCGTTGGTGCTCATGGTGCCGACTTCCACGATGCCGCCAGCCATGTCGAACATGGGGATCGTGTTGGCCACTGACGTTGCCGTGGACAGCGTGAACGGGTGTGCCTTGCTCTTGCGGCGGATCTTCGAGTCGGACATGACTATCTCCGTGTGTGGCTCGGCATGAAGCCGATGCGTGGCCTGCCTTCAGCGTACGTGTGGAACTGCTGTAGCGGGCGGGTTTCGTGCCTTTAGGCTAGGGTGGGGGGGCGTTAGCCTTGCAGTGGATCGGGCGGCAGCATCGCCACGGCATCGGCCCACGGGATCACCTCAACGCTCGACAGGAGCGTCGCTTGGTCGGCGTGA